TTGAAGCCTGCAAAATCGGCTACAAAAGCTGCCTGCGTAAGTGCAATGAAACGAAAACTTGAGGAAGAGGTGGAAAAACTATGAGTTTACTTTCTGAACTCACAGCCATTGCAAAGAAGATGAGCCTGTCGGTGGAAACGGGTGTGTTTTCAGGAACTCCGCCTGATCGGTATATTGTTCTCACACCCGTAGCTGACGGACTGACTCTTTCTGCGGATAACGAACCTAATGCCGAAGTGCAGGAAGTTCGTATTTCTTTATTTTGTAAAGGCAACTATAACTCACTAAAAAATACTATTACCCGTGAATGTCTCAAATCCGATATTACAGTCACCGACCGCAGATATATCGGACGAGAGGATGACACGGGTTTTTATCATTATGCCATTGATGTGGCAAAAAACTATGATTGGAGGAATGAATAATGGCAACTATCGGTCTTGACAAACTTTTCTATGCGAAAATCACAGAGGATGCAAGCGGACACGAAACCTATGCAAAGCCTGCACAGCTCGCAAAAGCAATGACCGCAGAGCTTTCTGTTGAGCTTGCCGAAGCAACCCTATATGCTGACGACGGTGCAGCAGAAATCATCAAAGAGTTTCAGTCGGGTACACTTTCCCTCGGTATTGATGACATCGGAACTACGATTGCAAGCGACCTTACGGGTGCTGTAATTGATGAAAACCATGTTCTTATTTCGTCTTCCGAGGATGGTGGTACACCTGTTGCTATCGGTTTCCGTGCAAAGAAGGCAAACGGCAAATACAGATATTTTTGGCTGTATCGTGTTAAGTTCGGTATCCCGGCAACCAACCTCACCACAAAAGGTGAAAGCATCGAGTTCTCGACTCCTACCATTGAAGGCACGGTTCTTCGCAGAAACAAGCCGGATGCCAACGGAAACCATCCGTGGAAGGCTGAAGTCAATGAGGACGAAACGGGTGCACAGATTATTTCCGAATGGTATAACGAAGTGTACGAACCAAGTTATGAGGAGGTTTAATGACCTATGGATAAAGAACGCACAACTAATATCGTAATCGGTGGCGAGGAATACTCCCTCGTCCTTACCACAAAAGCTACAAAGGAAATCGCGGGTCGTTACGGTGGTCTTGAGAACCTCGGAGAGAAACTTCTCAAAGCAGAGAACTTTGAAATGGCTCTTGGCGAAATCGTATGGCTGATTACCGTGCTTGCGAATCAGACAATCCTCATCTACAACTTGAGGAACAAGGACAACCCTAAACCCCTTCTCACCGAAGAAGAGGTCGAGCTTTTGACGAACCCCCTTGATTTGGCTGAATACAAGGCTGCAATCACCGAGGCTCTGTTCAAAGGCACAAAGAGAAATATTGAAAGCGAAGCTGACCCAAAAAACGAGGAAGTCGAGTAAGTGACGAGGAGTTATTTACTCGGCTTTTATATTACGGTCTCGCACATCTCAACTTAACTCTTGATGAGGTGTGGCTCACGCCTTTCGGTTTGTTACTCGACCTATGGGAGTGCCACAAGCAATACCACGGAATAGCAAAACCGAAGCGTGAGGTTTATATCGATGACATTATTCCGTATGGAATTTGAGAGGAGGTGGCATAATGGCAGACGATTTTGGGTTCAAAATTGGACTTGAGGGTGAAAAGGAATTCAAGAAAGCACTCTCGGACATTAACCAATCCTTCAAGGTTCTCGGCTCTGAAATGAAGCTCGTAGAATCGCAGTTTTCAAAGAACGATAATTCTGTGGAAGCATTGACCGCAAGGAATAAGGTGCTCGGTCAGGAAATGGATGCACAAAAGGCGAAAATCGAAACGCTCCGTGCTGCTCTTGACAATGCCTCCTCTTCCTTCGGTGAAAATGACCGCAGAACACAGAATTGGCAGATTCAATTAAATAATGCAGAAGCCGCCCTTAACCAAATGCAACGAGAGCTTGACAGCAATAACGAGGCGTTGGAAAAGGCTTCTGATGAACTGAACGATGCCGAGAAACAAGCGGACGAGTTCGGTGATGAAGTTGAGGATGCCGGAAAGCAAAGTGACGAAGCCGGGGGTAAGTTTGACAAGCTCGGCTCTGTCGTTAAAGGTGTCGGTGCAGCGATGGGTGTTGCCTTTGTTGCCATCGGCACAGCTGCCGTTGGTGCAGCTAAAGCACTCACGGATATGTCTGTGGGTGCTGCTTCTTATGCAGACAATATTTTGACCGCAAGCACGGTCACAGGTATGTCTGCTGAAAGCCTACAGGCTTACACTTATGCTGCCGAGCTTGTGGATGTTTCCACCGAAACACTCACAAAATCAATGGCAAAGCAAGTCAAGTCTATGTCCTCCGCAAGTGAGGGTTCAAAGGCATATGCTGAAGCCTACCAAAAACTCGGTGTCAGCGTTACCGATGCAAACGGTCAGCTTCGTGACAGCGAGACTGTCTATTGGGAATGTATCGATGCACTCGGACAAGTGTCAAATGAAACCGAGCGTGATGCACTCGCAATGCAGTTGTTCGGCAAGAGTGCTCAAGAACTGAACCCTCTTATTGCACAGGGGTCGGAAGGTATTGCTGCCCTGACCGAGGAAGCAAAAGCTATGGGTGCTGTACTTTCGGAGGAATCCTTGAGTCAGCTCGGAGCATTTGATGACTCACTTCAAAGGCTCAAAGCCGGAAGCTCCGCTGCAAAGAATGCTCTCGGCTTGGTTCTTCTTCCGCAGTTGCAGACACTTGCGGATGACGGCGTGTCTTTGCTTGGTGAGTTTACAAGCGGACTCGTTCAAGCAAATGGTGATTGGGAGCAGATAAGTCAAGTAATCGGAAATGCTATAGGCTCTGCTACACAGATGCTTATGGACGCACTTCCGAATATAATCTCTGTTGTCAGCGAAATTGTGAGTTCCGTTGGTTCTGCTATTGTTGACAATCTGCCTATGATTATTGAAACAGCCGGGCAGATTGTTTTTTCTATACTCCAAGGGTTGATTGCTGCTCTTCCGCAAATCACAGAAGGAGCACTCCAACTTGTAATGACCCTTGTTCAAGGAATCATCACGGCATTACCACAGCTACTTGAAGCCGCCTTGCAGATGATTGCGACTTTGGCAACGGGTATTGCAAACGCTCTGCCGACACTTATTCCTACAATCGTTCAGCTTGTGGTGCAGATTTGTCAAACCCTTGTCGAGAACCTTCCGCAGATTTTGCAAGCAGCACTACAGCTTATTATGGGACTTGCACAAGGACTTCTTGATGCAATCCCGGTTCTCATTCAGGCACTTCCGCAAATCATAATGTCCATTATTCAGTTTCTGCTCGATGCAATTCCGCAGATAATTGAAACGGGCATACAGCTTATAACTTCGCTTGTTGCAGCCTTGCCTGAAATTATAGCCGCCATTGTCGAAGCAATCCCACAGATTATATCCGGCATTATCTCGGCGGTTATGGAGGCAATTCCACAAATTATACAGGCAGGTATTGACCTGCTTATTTCTTTGGTTCAGGCTTTGCCACAAATCATTACTACCATTGTTCAGGCTATCCCACAGATTATTTCGGGCATCATTAATGCCGTAATCGGAAATATCGACAAAATCATAATGGCAGGTGTTCAGCTCTTCGTAGCTCTCATTCAGAACCTTCCGACCATTATCGTTGAAATCGTAAAAGCCGTACCGCAGATTATAACGGGACTTGTTAATGCAATAATCAGTTTCGTACCGAAACTTGCAGAGACGGGTCTTAACCTTATCAAGGGTTTGTGGAATGGTATCAAGGATGCCGGAGCTTGGCTTTGGGATAAGATTTCCGGGTTCTTCGGTGGTGTTGTTGACAAGATTAAGAACTTCTTCGGTATCCACTCTCCGTCAACTCTCTTTGCGAGCTTCGGTGGCTTTATGGCTGAAGGTCTCGGTGAAGGTTTCGGTGATGAGATGGGTGCGGTCGGTGACGATATGACCGAAGCAACAGCAGAAGCCGGAGATGCTACAGGTGCGATTGCCGTTGAAGCAATCAAGAACGGCATTCTGAATCACATGAAAGAACTCGAAGAGCCTATCAACGAGCTCATAATGAAGATTGCGGAAATGATGAAAAAGCTGATGCCGGAAATTATGACAATGGGAACTTCCGCTGACGAAGCACTCGCAGAGGGTATTTCCGAAGGCGGTGAGGAAACTGTCCTTACACAGTTTAGAAGTCTCATCGAGAAGATAATCGCTCTGTTTGCTTCGGTGGGCAGAGAGTTTGTAAGCATCGGTCAGCGAATTATGGAAGGTATCGGTGATGGTATCACATCCCGAAGCTCATGGCTTAACCGATTGATGCAGAGCTACATCCGTGAAATGAAAACAAGGGTTGAATCAATGCTTGGTATTCATTCTCCGTCTCGTGTTTTTGCAAGAATCGGTGGCTACATGGCTGAAGGTATGGGTGTCGGTTTTGAAAAGGAAATGAACACCGTGCGTAAGCAGATGGAAAACGCAATACCGACAACCCTTTCAAGCCTCAATGGAGGACTTTCTACGGCAGACCTTGTAAATGGTCTTGTCGGTGGTTTGTCTCCTGTGCTTGCAGGTGCAAACGGCAAACCTATCGAACTCAAAGTAAACCTTGACGGAAAGACTGTCGCAAAGACCGTGTTTGACCCGTTGAAGGATGTTTCAAAGCAAAGGGGTGTTTCACTTGGATAGAATAAAAATCTATAACTATGCAAAAACCAAATCCATAACAATGCCCCGTATTAAGGACATTACTGTCGGAGCTGAAGAAGAGTCGAAAAAGACCACGATGGCTTCCGCAAAAATCGTGAAAGATGTAATCGGCTTTCGTCCCACGGTCTCTGCATCGTGGGACTATGTTCCGGCTTCTACCATTGCGGAGCTTATAACCCTTATCCGGCAAGGCACCTTCCTTTGGGTGGAGTATCCTTCGCCCACGGGAGATGCTGCCGGGTATTTCGACATTGAATACCCAAGCTGTAATGTCTTTTGTTATAAAGACGGGGTTGCGGTTTGGCACAATGTCTCTCTTGATATGACCGCACAGGAGGTGGTTTGATGCTTGAAACGACAAAGGGATACAACCCTTATTCTGATACTCGCAAATGCGGTGTCCTTGTCACCTTTGAAATGGTCGACATCGATGCCGCTACAACCACCATTCCTTCGGTCACCGATGAATGCGAAATGTCAAAACTCTACCAAACCCACAATAGTATTGAAGGCATGGCAAAGAAATATGCAATGCTTGAACGGGACTTTTGGAAACTTGACGGGACTTTCGTTCTTCCGCAAAAGGAACTCGTCCCTTACGAGCAGACGGGTTGGTGGAGCGAAAAAATATCAAATGAAAACGGTGTATTTGATGAGCATCCTATCCTGATCTTCGAGTGGGATTCACCTCAATCAAGCGTGGGTTTCACCTTGTTTTTTGATGATGTTGCAAATCAATACCCGACTTCCTTCCAAGTGACCGCTTTCGATGAAAACGGTCTTATTATAAAACGCTCAATAATTGAGAACAGTTCCGTGAAATGCGAGGTCAATGTTCCTATTGAAAACTATCGCAGATTGGAATTTGAAATGCTAAAGACAAGTGAACCGCACCGCCGGGTACGCCTTACCGAGGTAATCTTCGGTGTAATTCAGAGGTTCAACAACAGCAATGTTGTGTCTGCAACGGTTGATTATGAGTTCTCACCCATAAGCGAAAGTCTCCCGGCTTCCGAATTTACACTCACAATCGACAATGCAGATGCTTCTTGGAATATGGCAAACCCCAAAGGCGTGTATGCGTATCTACAGCAGACACAGCCTCTTGATGTGTATTTCTTAATCAATGGTGAAAGCGTGTTCATGGGCAGATATTTCTTTGCCACAGCGAGTGCCGAGGACGATTCTATGACCGCAAAAATCACAGCATACGATAAGGTTTATTGGCTCGATTCCATTAAGTATCGTGGCGGTGAGGACGGCACTTGGACTTTTGAACAGGCAATCTCCACCATTATCGCAAGCAGCGGACTCGGTCTTACATACACCATGAGTGAGGAGCTTGCAAAGAAAGAGGTCAATCGTAGTCTTCCGAAAGAGTGCTCTTGCCGTGAAGCAATATGCCAACTTGCAATTGCTGCACAATGTTCGGTGCTTATTGACCGAAACGCAAACCTCGTATTCTTTGACCCACTTATCGAAGCAAATGCCGTTGATTCCCTTGACTATGATGTGATGGCTACTTATCCAAAAATCACAGTCGGTGCGAAAATCAATGCCGTGGAACTGACCATTAAAAACGAGTACACGGAAAAAGAAACCGTGTGGTCTGCTGTGGATAGTTCAAGTGACGAGATTCCGCAGGTTTCAGAACACGCAAACTCGGTGGCTTC